ACCTGGTTGCGCGGGCATACTGGAAAAGTTAAACGCAGCATTTTGAATAAGCGTGTTAGACGCAATGCCGGTCAAAGGGCTGTTGATCTTGTAAGTCAACCCTTGCCCGTCAATAGTCTTGCCGGCGCCAGCCGTAATAGCCGCTTGAACCGCCGCATAATCGTCAGTGCTATTGTCGCCAACGGCGCCAAAATCTTTAAAACTGATGATTTCTTGCAGCTTCTGGTGGACCGTGCGCCCAACTGATCCCGTCAAGTTTCCGCTGTTATCGGATTGCCGAAACCCAATCAAAGCGTCGCCTTTGGCGGGGTCGGATGTGTTGGCTAAGTTAGCAATAAGCGTCGCAATACCGTCGTTGGCGCCGGGGATGTTGTCGTACGTCCAAAGAACAACGTCGGTGCTAGTGGCCAGAACAAACTTATATGTGACACCTTCTGTTAGCCAAATCTCGTTGGACCCGCTAAGCCGTCCCGCAGCATTCAAAATGATGGGGTTGGCGTTAGGGGTCGCGCCCGAACTGCTGGTGTATGTGGTTTCCGGTGTCGTGGTGCCCGCTGTGTAGGTGTACAGCTTGCCGCCAGACAAAGGAACGCCGTTGTTGTCAAAAAACTGCCAACCGGCGCCAGCAAGAAGAGAGAAATTGACCGTCATGTGCGCCTCTTATGCCAGAAACTTCAGCTTATACAGCGTTGTCAGGTACAAACCAACAATTTCGTCGATGATGTTCTGCAAGGCAGAATCTGACTTGTCGCAAACCTTGTAGCGCATATCTTCGATTTCCTTAAGGCTGTCCTCAAGAAATTCGACGATATTGGAGGTTTTGCGGGCGGAGTGCAGCGAAATCGGCCCGATCAGCCCGTGCCGGCCCTGATACGCCTCCGCAAACTTGTCCGCGAGGTCGATGATACCGTCGTAAAAGCCGTTCAGCGCGCTATGTTTGGCAAAACTGCGGGTGTTTAAATGGACCGAATGGGCCACATCGCGGGCTAAAAACATGCAGCCGATAAATTCAGCGCAACTCATTGCATTGGGCCTCCTGGCGGCATTTGAGGCGGCATTCCGCCCATATCTGGTGGCATACCGCCCATTTCCGGTTGCATTTCCGGCATTTCACGTGAAACGGGGCCGCCTGGCCCGACCAAATCGCCGGTATCCATAGCCGCCGCGATGGTGCCCATCACGATGTCTTGGATTTGCTCTGGCGTCATGCCGGCCTGAACCGCGGAAATGCGCTTGGTTTCGGCGTCGTAGGCCTTAATCTGCACTTCCTGAGCCTCAATGGACTGTTCGACGCGCTGCAACATGCCGACGACTTGGTTCAGTTCCTTGGTCAGGGCTTCGATTTGCATTTTGGCCATCTGCATTTCGGGCGATTGGTCTTCGCCTTCCATAACCTTTGGATCAATGATCTTAGCAAACCGCGCCGCCATCTCCTGCGCGCCCGGCCAATCCATGTTTTTGATGAACAGATCACCGGCGACCGTCCAAAGCTGCGGGTTGGATTGCAGAAGCATCGACATGGCGTCCAAGGCTTCCTGACGCTTGGTCATGTAGCCTGGCCCAGTGGTCACGCACACGTCGTAAATGCCGACCGACGGATTGTAAATCTTGTCGATTACAAGCCCGTTTTCGTCGCGGATTTCCTTCACCGGCTCCGGCTGGGTCGGATTGATCCGCACCATGCCCACTTCGCCGTCTAGGCCTACGATGCGCGCCACGCGGGCGGTGTCGTAAATCTTGGGGATCATGTCCACAAGTTGCCGGGTGACGTGCCGGATCGCGCGGGACAGGTTGTCGACATAATGGTAGGTGCCCGTGTCACCCTGCTTCTCGCGCGCCAGAATGGCCCGGCCAGACCGCTCGTTGCTTTGCGCCCCTAGGCTGCTGTCGTACTGGCCTGTGGTGCCTTTGATGTCGTCAGCAGCGCCCAATTTAGCTTGTATAAGGCCGGTCTGGGCCAGCGGCGGTGGTGCGCGCTGCGGCAGCGGTAGAGGGCTTCCAGCGCCGTCCGTAACGTCGGGATTGACCTCTAGGTACGGCCAGTTGTTCGTGTTGGCCGTCTTCCACTGCATCTCGTAGCCTTCAAACTGGCCGCCATAGCCAATGAAGGGTGCCTTGGGGGCCAAAGCCAGCATTTCGGCTTCCTGGCTGACCCAATAGTTGTACATGCGCTGGGCGTCCTTGGCGTTCCGCACAAGGCCCGACACGTAAAGCTGGCCGTCGACTTCAAACTCGTTGCCAATTACGCGCACGACGGGGATGTATTTGCCGGCCCAATCGCGCTCTTCCAGCACCTCAAACCCGTTAGTCTTGACCCACTTGACCTTCTTGCGGTCAACCGTGCGACTACGCAGCGGCTTGCCAAACATCGCCTTCAGTTGCTTGTCCTGCGGCGAGCCTGAAAAGGCTGTGATGTTGTCGGGGTAGAGGTTTAGCGTCGTTTTTTCGTGCTCGTAGTAGAAGTATTCGGCGATACGTACCATGTCTTCCGAGAGCCATTGAGAAAGGCTCTGGTCGCCCACGCCTTGCGACATGAGGCTAGAAATCGGCGCAGCGTCCGGAAACTTGCGTTCATAGTCGGCCTTGCTCACGTCTTCGGTGATGAAGCACCACTCGGCATCGGCGCCACACGGGTCTTGAATGGCCGGGTCCATGTAGACCGAAAACGAGTTCCGCACCCGCCCGATCTTGATGTCCTGGTCAAAACTGTCCTCGCGGGCGTACTCCGTCAGGATGCGGATGTAGCCTTCGCCGTAGGTGACCTGATTGTCGCAAGCCGTGTCATACGCCACGTCGGCGTCCGAGATATACTCGATGTGCCGCACCATGCCGTCGAATATCTCGGCCACGCGCACGTCCGCGCGGTCGTCGGCCGGGATCACCTTGCCGGTCGGCCGGTTCTGCCGCTGCTCGTTGGTCACCTGGCGCACATGCTGCGGCAGCTTGTTGATCGTCAGGCACGGTCGCGCGTTGATCGTCTGGCCCTGCACAGACCCGCGGGTCGCCAGCACGTCCGCCGGCCACTGCCACTGGTTGTCGGGCGACCCGGCCATGAAGCGCAGGTCGTCCAGTTCATCTTCACGGCTGTCCGAGTAGGCCGACAGCGCCATGGTGTAGCGCCGGCGCATAACAGACAAACGGTCCTTGTCGTCGCTGTCCGATACCTTGCCTGCGGCTTCTACATCGTTGGCGGCCATGCCTATTTCTTGCCCTTCTTAGCCGCTGCGCGTTTTTCGGCGGCTTTGCGTTGGACGCTATAGGCTATTGCAACTGCCTGTTTAATTGGTTTAGACTTGGCTTCGGCGGCAACATTTTGTCGAAACGCTTTTTTGGAGGCTGACTTGACTAAAGGCATGACACGCTCCCGCGTTCGCTATGAAAAACATTGTAAACATTGTAGCACAGCTTTTTCGGTGCCGGAATACCGAAAAAATACGGCGGCGTATTGTAGCCGCCGATGCACGGCTTTAGCTTCTCGGCAACAAATGGAGTCAACATGCGCGGTATGCTCCGCAAAGTTTACCCACATTGCCAGCAGGGCCAATAAAGCTAAATATTGTTCGCCGGTGTGCTACAGGAAAGCCATGTCCCAAAAAGGGACCGCTCAATACGAATGCGCGCACTGCGGCGCAACTTTTTTGGACGCGCCGTCGCATAAAAGAAAATACTGCTCTAAACAGTGTGTTAACAAGGCAAAAAAAGAATTTTGGTCGCCCGCGTTTACCACGGTTAGAAAGGCAATGGTTAGGCGAGGCGCCGTAAAAAAATGCGAGCGGTGTGGTTACGACGCGCACCCAGAAATTCTTGGCGTCCATCATAAAGACCGCAACAACCGAAACAACGCACCAAATAATCTGGAAGTTTTGTGCCCAATATGCCATTCGCTTGAGCACCGTAAACATATTGCTCATGGCTTCAAGGAATAGCAACATGTCACTTGCCCTTCTTGGCTGGCTTGGCCGTCTTGGCAGACTCACGGAACGCCGCAGCGGTAGGCGCGCCCTTGGCGCCCGGCTTCCGCATCTTTTCGCCAGACCCGGCCGCGATGCGCTCCCGCTTGGCGTGGATGTTGGAGTATAGACCCGGTTTTGCCATTAGCACTTCCACCTTCTCATGCTGGCTTTCGCCCTGTCGGCGTTCTCCGACTTGGCTACCACACCCGCCATACGGGCGCAAAAGGATTTTTTACGCCCCTTGTCCGCCTCGGTCTTGGGGCTGGGGGCCGGAGGCTTTAGGTTGGAGCCTGTCTCACGATTGTACTTGGCCCGGCCCTTGGCGGTCAGCCCGGCGCCCTTGTTGGTCGGCAGCTTCTCGCCCCGACCCACGGCCAATGATACGCTTTTCTTCGCCATCAGGCACCCATCCATGAGTTGAGGGCAGCGCCAGGAGCATACCCGCGCCGCGGGGCGCGGTCAACATATTCTCGATGGGCCACCGGGAACGCGAAGGTTACCGCGATGGCGTCGGCCGCGTCGGGCGAGGCCAGCCCGCGGGCCTTCATATCCTTTTTGCTTTCCAAGAAGATAGTCCCTTTACTGTCCGGTTTCATCATCGGCCCGGTCAGGTCGTTCTTGAGGTAGCGGTCCAGCGGAATGGACGCGTCCTTCAGCCAGGTTCGCATCTCGCCCCACATCTCGGCCCGCTTGTTGCCCCACATCAGCGGGTTCTTCGACTTGTTCCCGAAGTTGACCCCCTTGATCTTGTACCGCTGCTCCTTCAGCCGGTCGACGATGCCGGCGCCCAAGCCCCCCTCGTCGATCACCACCAGCGCCGGCTTGTACGTCTCGATGGCGTCGATGACGTGGCCCACCACCGTCATGGTGTCGTCGCCCTTGTGGCGCTTGATCGCCACGATGTCGCGTCCCTGCCGAATGGCGATGACCGTACTGTCGGACCCGAACCGTGCCGGGTCCACGCCGATGATGATGGGCGCCGACGGGTCCTTGTGCTGCGGTCGCCGCATGGCGTCGTCGACAGTGGAGGCCCCGATGAACTGGTCGTCGGACGCGTTGGGGAATTGACCGTACACCTCGACGTGGGCCTGGGTGCTGTCGGGGCCGTACTCGTCAATGATCTGCTGGTAGACCTGCTTGTCCGTATGCTCGACCGTGCGCGCGTCCACGATCTTGGTATCCCAGAAGTCGCGCTTGGAGTGGAAGCACTCGTAGAAGTAGCCGCTGTTGCGCCGCGGGTTGCTGAACGCCAGCCAGAAGCGGTGCGGCGTGTTCTCCGTGAAGAAGCCCGCCGCGACCGACCAGATGCTGTCGTCGATACCGCTGGCTTCGTCAAACACCAGCATGACCCCGGCGAAGTTGTGGACCCCCGCGTAGGCGTCGGGGTTCTCCGCCGACCACAGCCGCCCCTCGACGCCCCAGTACCGGGTGCCCATCTTGAGGTCGCGCTCCACCAGTTCCGTCAGCCACTTGGCCGGCATCAGCCGCGTGGCGCTGACCTCAAACCAGTGGCTGTTGAGCGCCATACTGAGCCACTTGGTGATTTCCGCCCATGTGATCGACCGAAGCTGCGCCTCGGAGTTGGCCGACACAATGGTTGTCGAGCCAATCCGCGTGGTCAGCATCCAGATGACCAGCCAACTGACTAAGGCCGACTTGCCGATCCCGCGGCCGGATGACGTCGCCATCCTGAGCGTGTCGAAATCGATCTTGCCGTTGTTCTGCTTTACGTGGTCGGCGATGCGTTGCAGCACCTCGCGCTGCCACCGGCGCGGGCCGTCGAAGTGTTCCAGCGGTGTGCCCGGTTGGCCCCATGGGAACACGAACAGCACGAACTTCAGCGGGTCGTCCTTGATGGCCGGCGTCCACAGCCGGCTCATCAGTTCCATTTCGTCGTCGGCGCTATACCGTGTGGTCTGCATTTTCTGCCTGTTCGATTACGCGCGGGTCTGGCTGGGCCACGCCCTCGATGACGCGGCGCTGGGCCTCTTGCAGTGCGGAGGTAATGGAGATGGTCTGGTTGACCTCGACCTGCACGGCCTGTTTGGCCACCCAGCCGTGGACGTGCTTCAGCACATCCAGCGCCGCCTTGGCGTCGCCGGCGCGGGCGGCGTCGTGCAGCACCTTGGACATCTCCATCTCGCCGTCGGCCCGGCCCTTCTCCGCGGCCAACGCCGCCAGCGGGTCGAACTCGCACAGCGCGCGGTATTCGGTTGGCGTCATGCCGGAAGCTAAGGCCAGCGCCT